CGACGACGGCCGCCCGCAGCGCGTAGGGGCCTGGTAGGCTTCTCAGCGTCCCCTCAGCACACTCTTATCCGTTCCCAAGACCGCCAGCGCACGAGTCGGTAGACTCCGACTCGTGCGCTGTTTGGTTCTGTACTCAGTGAGGAGCTATTAATGTTTGACCGTGTGATTCGTACCCTGATCGCCGCCCCGCGCGGCTATATGCGCCGTGTGCGTGCCGCGACGGGCATGCGCAAGGTGGCCTGGATCGTCGGGCCGCTCTTCGGCCTGGTCATGCTGTGCGGCCTGCTCGCGCCGACGGCGCCGGCCGCGCCCAGGTCGGCCGCAGTTCCTACCGCGACGCTCGAGCGTCTTGTGGACCTTGCTCCCACCGCGACGCTCGAGCCCGTCGTCGACGTCGTGCCCGCTGATGCACCAGCGCCTGCTGAAACTTCCGCACCTGCTGAAACTTCAGCACCTGCAGCTGCACACGGCGCGGCCCGGCCGCTGGGCGACGACTGCCCGGCCGATTTCCCGATCAAGGGCAATCAGGGCGACGAGTGGATCTATCATCGTCCGGGGAGCAGCTCATATAGCCGCACGAACCCCGAGCAATGTTTCGCAACGGCAGCCGATGCCGAGGCCGCCGGCTATCGCGCGGCAAAGAGGTGAGCAGGCCAGCCAGAGCATGGTAGACTAGCCGCCGGCTGGTCCCCTCGCCTCGCCACAGCCCCGAGTCAATGACTCGGGGCTGGTTCGTTTAACGCTGGACCTCGGGCAAATACACCAGATGCCCGGTGTAGATAAAGCGCGTCGTCGTGCCGATGATGAAATCCGGCGAGTCCGGCACTGGATTGACGCTGCTGCTCACAGGCGCGGGATAGTAGTGCAAGCCGCCGTCGAGGTAGGTTGTCTCAACCGTCGAGCCGTCGAAGGCGTAGCAGATCGCCGCCGTCGGCCTGGCCTCGGACCCGGCAATCAGGATGGCGCGGGCGCCGAACGCGGCGATGAGCAGAACGGCGACAGTGAGACAAAGGCGCATAGCGATCTCCTGCGTCGGTGCCACTGTAGCACGTAACTCCTGAGAATGAACATTCTCACGAGATAAACCGTCCACAGAATCTATAGAATCCTCAGAGTCCGCGACAGACCATGTCACAAAATACTAGGAAATGGCGCAACCTTGTGCTACAGTTGAGCCGTCAAGCGGTCGCCATTCCCTGTGGACGCGCAGGGGAATCGGCAAGGCCGCTGACATGAGTAGTCAAATCCGGGCGCGTCAACTATGCAGTCGGGAAGGCGGCGCGCCTGGGTTCTCTGATCGGGGACGGGGCGCATGAGCTACACCACCAACACCGAATGGCTCAACAAGACCGCCAACAAATCGCCGGGGCATGCGCCCTGGCTCGGCGTGATTGTCCATGAGACGCAATCGCCCAATCCCGACAACCCCGCCGGCACGCTCAACTACAACCTCAAGAATCCACCAGGGACCAGCTATCACGACCTGATCGGGCGCGACGGCGTGCGCTATCGCTACCTCGACGCGGACCAATATGTCGCGTTTCATGCGGGCGTGAATACGCGGATCTGGATCGACGGCGTGCAGATGGACGGCGGTGAGGTCAACAGCCTGATGCTCGGCATCGAGCTGGACGGCGCCTGTGACGGCACGCCGGCGACTGAGCCGCAGCTGGCGACGATGGCCGCCCTGCTCAACGAGTATGGCGCGCTCTATGGCATCCCGCGTGATGCCGAGCACCTGATCATGCACAGCCAGGCCGTGGCAGCGATCGATCCGGACTACCGCTCGGATGCGCGCTGTACCACGATCGACGAGCTGGTGGCGCGCTGCGCTGCCGGGGCCGTCTCGCTTGACGCCTACGGCCGGCGCTACCGGGTCAGGTATGACCGCTCCGTGGTCCGTGAGGGTCCGGCGCGCGTCTTTCCGATCGTCGGCTACGTCGACGCGGGCACCGAGTTCCTGGCCGATAGCATCAAGTTCGGCGAACCGATCGACGGCGATGACCAATGGGTCCACGCCTCGTCCGGCGTCGGGTTCATCACGGCGACGGTCGTCGAGAGGATCGGATGAATGCCTGGCAAGCGCGGGCCCAGCCTGTCACCAGAGGAACGTGAACAGATCCGGGCTGAGGCGATGGTGCTGCCGACCGCCATTGTCGCGGCCGCGCACGACCTGACACCGGCGCACGTCTCGACGATCGTGGCGCGCGGCCCGCAGGTCCTGGCCGATGTGAGTTATGTAACGGCGCGCAAGCAGCGAGCGGCGCTACTTGCCTTGAACACACTCGAAGATATGTTGGGGGCGCTTAGTGCCATCTCAGGCCAAATCCAGACGCGCGAGTGGCTCATGCAGCGAAATGCCGAGGAACTTGGGGATCTTGCTCGCACCGTTGGCAGCTATGCCATCCAGCTCTACGCCGCGCTCAATCCTCCCAGCGAGCGAGCCATGGAGCTTGAAGATCCCGCATCCGAAGCAAGCTGATTTCGTCTATTCAGCATACAAGCGCAAAGTCATTCGAGCCGGCCGCAGGGGTGGCAAGACCACGGGCGTCGCGATTCTCGCCTGTCGCGCCTTCCTGGAGGGCAAGCGCGTCTTGTATGCCGTCCCAACCGACGACCAGGCCGACAAGTTCTGGTACGAGGTCACCTCGACGTTTGCGCTGGCGATCGAGCGCGGGCTGTACAAAAAGAACGAAACGCGCCGCTACCTCGAGAAGCGGGGCACCGAAAACCGCATAAGGTGCAAGACCGCCTTCAACGCGGACACGCTCAGGGGCGATTACGCCGATCTGCTGATCCTCGACGAGTACATGCTGATGCACGAGGGCGCCTGGCAGGACGTGGGCGCCCCGATGCTGCTCGACAACGACGGCGATGCCGTGTTCATCTACACCCCGCCGAGCAGACGCACCAGGCACCTGTCGCGCGCCGACGACCCGCGCCACGCCTCCAAGCTGTTCGCGAAGGCGGCAGACGACACCACGGGTCGCTGGGGGGCGTTTCACTTCACGTCGCGCGACAACCCGCATATCTCACAGGACGCGGTCGCCGAGCTCGCGCAGGACATGACCCAGCAGAGCATCAAGCAGGAGATCGACGCCGAAGACCTCGAGGATGTGCCAGGCGCGCTGTGGACCAGGAAGCTGCTCGACGAGACGCGCGTCTCGAAAGTGCCTGAGATGGTCAAGATCACCGTCGGCGTCGATCCCACCGGATCCGCCGGCGGCGACGCCTGCGGCATTGTCGTCGTCGGCAAGGGCGTGGACGGCCACGGCTACGTGCTCGAGGATTGCACGATCCAGGGCAGCCCCGGCCGCTGGGCTGGCCAGGCCGTGGCAGCGTACCAGCGCTGGCAGGCCAACCGGATCGTCGCCGAGAGCAACTTTGGTGGCGACATGGTGGCCCATACGATCGAGACGGTCGATGGTGCCCCGTTCGTCTATCTGGTCCATGCGAGCCGCGGTAAGCTGGTGCGCGCCGATCCAATCGCCGCCCTCTCCGAGCATGGACGCCTGCACATGGCCGGCGTCGTGGATGGCCTCGAATCTGAGATGGTGAGCTACGACGGGACGGGCAAGAGCCCGAATCGTCTCGACGCTATGGTGTTCGCGGCAACCGACCTCGGCCTGCAGTACGGCGCATCAGCGGGGATCTGGTGAAACATGACGAGTAGAAGCCTGGCCACATTCACCCGGGAGCGGCTTACGAAAGCCGCGCGGTCACGCACGCGAGATGCCACGTTCAGCGCCGTCGGCGGCACGCTGCGCTCGCTGGCGTCGTCGACCCTCTCACTCCTGCAGGGCGTCGAGAAGCGCGGCTGGGCGGTCGGGGTGGACGGTCAGACCGTGCGGATGCTCGATACCTCACCCGCAAGTCTGCTCGGCCAGCTGAGCCTGAATGAGATCGTCTATGCCTGCATGCGCGAGCGCATGAAGGTGCTGATCTCGCCCGCCTTCCTCGTCGAGCGCCGCCAGCCGGACGGCACCTATGTCGTCGACCACGAGCACGAGCTGACCGGCCTGCTCAGGCGCCCTGGTCCCAACCTCGACACGGCGACGCTCTGGCGCTGCCTCGAGGCAAGCTACTCGAGCATCGGCCGGCTGTACATCGAGCCAATCCGCGGCAGCGCATCCGGGGCCCTGCGCGGCCTCAATCCGCTCAACCCGGTCTACATCACCGAGCGCTATGAGGATGGCCAGCTTGTCTCCTACGACTGGCGCCCGCCGGATGGCCCGGTCGTCATCTTTGCGCCCGATCAGCTGATTGTCAGGCGGGCCGTCGATTGGGCCGATGTGCCGCCGCTGATCGCCGCGCTGGGCTCGGTGGAAGCGGACCAGTTATCCAACGACTTCATGCGCGGCTTCTTCTCCAATGCCGGCGTGCCCTCCGGCATCGTCAAGGTGCGCGGCAGCTGGTCGGAGACGCTGACGGATGCCTTCCGCGTGAAGTGGATGGAACGCTTCGGACCGTCGGGCATGGCGGCCGGCGGTCCTGCCATTTTCGATGAGAACATCGAGAGCTATACGCGGCTCGGCGTGTCGCTCAACGAGCTGGACAACGAAACGCTGCGCATGTTCATCGAGACGCGGATCTGCATGTGTTTCGGCGTCCCCCCGCTGATCATCTATG